ACACGGCCGGTAGGTACGCGGTCTACACGGCAGCGCGCTCGACCGGAATTCTCACCACCAACGAGATCCGTGCGCTGGAGAACTATGCGCCGGTTGATGGTGGCGACAATATCGCCGCTCCGCTTAACTCATCGGCGCCAAAGATGAAAGACAACGAAGCGTCACCAACGGCGCCGAAGGCAGATGCATTGGGGGCCGTACTGTGACCGACCTTTCTAGCCGTAGTCAGCGGCGTAACGTCCGTGAGGACCGCAACCGGCCCTTTGAGGGTATGGAGCTACGCGAGGTGGACAACGGCGCCGGGGGCACGACCCTACGGTTTACCGGGTACGCCAGCGTGACCGAGACGCCGTACGAAATGACTGACTGGCTGGGTGACTATTCCGAGGTTATCCGGCGCGGCTCGTTTTCCAAGACTCTCGCTGAGGGTGCGGATGTCCCGTTCAAGCTCAACCACGATGGTATGACGCTGGCGCGGACCAAGAGCGGCACTATGCGGCTGGCCGAGGATTCCACGGGGCTGCACGTCGAGGCTGACCTAGACCCGCGCAACGGGCAGGTTGCCGACATTCGCAGCGCGATGGACCGGGGTGACCTCGATGAGATGTCGTTTGCGTTCCGCGTGACCCGTCAGGAGTGGTCGCCGGACTGGACGCAGCGAGACATTACCGAGGTGAACCTCAACAAGGGGGATGTCTCGATCGTCAACTACGGCGCGAATCCCCACACGGCGGGGCTCACCTCGCTACGGTCCGCACTGACTGACGGGACACTCTCCCGTGGTCGACTTGAGGAAATGCTCCGCGCTGCTGGCTATGAGCTTGCGCCGGAGGTTGACGGCATGTATGCCGTTGATGATGCCAAGCGCAGCGAGGATCTTTCGCTGTATGAGGCGCGACTCCGCGCGCTCAATCTCTAACCTTCGCTAGTGGGTAAATTTACCCGCTGGCTGCCCGCCCGGTTTACGCCGGAGCCTACGCCGGATCCCTTGCTACACGGGACACCACCTAGGCCACCACCTAACGCAAGTGGTGGGCGATTCGCAAGAATCCATCCTAGGAAAGGTCCCTAATGGACAAGCGTTCCCTTATTGCTGATCTCGTTGCCAAGCGTTCTGCTGAGCGCACCAAGCTGGACGGCATTCTTGGTGAGGCTCGCGGCGCCGACAGCGGTATGACCGACGAGCAGCGTGCGGCCTTCGATGCTGGCGAGACTGAGATTCGCGCGCTCGATGAGCGTATTGCCGAGCTTGACGCGCAGGTCCGCGCCGATGAGGCGGCGAAGGAAATCGAAAAGCGTTACGCGCCGAAGGCTGGCGATGGTGTCCAGTCGGAGCCGGAGATCTACCGCTCTGGTCTCGGCGGTAACTCATACTTCCGCGACATGTGGAATTCGCGCCAGAACGGCGACACTGCCGCGATGGATCGTCTGGTCCGCAACAACCGGGGTCGCGCGGCCGAGCAGCGTGCACTGACCACGGTCAACGGCGCCGGTGGTGAGTTCGTTCCTCCGCTGTGGCTTGAGCGGGAGTTCGTGCGCCTCGCACGTCCGGGCCGCATTACCGCGAACCTGGTTCCGACCAGTGCGCTTCCGGCGGGTACCGACTCGATTAACGTCCCGAAGGTTTCGACCGGTACGGCCGTTGCGGTGCAGGCGACGCAGAACACTGGTGTCCAGAACACTGACCTGACTACCACGTCGATTTCGTCCACCGTGACGACCATTGCGGGTGGCCAGACCGTTTCGCTCCAGCTCATCGAGCAGTCGCCCCTGAACGTTGACGACGTCATCCTGTCGGACCTGGCTGGCGCCTATGCCCAGCAGTACAACACGCTGATTCTGTCTGGCTCCGGCACCGGCGGTAACCCCACTGGCATGCTGACCCTGTCGGGCACGAACGCGATCACGTACACGCAGGCTTCGCCGACCGTCGCGCTCCTGTACTCGCAGATTGCCAACGCGATTCAGACCGTTCACACTAACCGGTTCCTGCCTCCGGACACGATCATCATGCACCCTCGCCGGTGGGCGTACCTGCTGGCCGCATCGGACACCACGGGCCGTCCGCTGGTGACTCCGTCGGCGAACTCCCCGATGAACGCCGTTGGCAATCAGGGTGAGGTCGCGTCTCAGGGTTACGTTGGCACCATTCAGGGCCTGCCGGTCTACGTTGACTCGCTGATTCCGACCACGGTGGGTGGCACTCAGGATCAGATCATCGTGGCTCGCATGTCGGACCTGATGGCGTGGGAGGGCAACGTCAAGGCCGAAGCCTTCCCGCAGACGTACGCGAACCAGCTTTCCGTGTTCGTGCGCCTGTACAACTACATGTCTTTCCAGCCTGCCCGGTACCCCAAGTCGATTTCGGTTATCTCGGGTACGGGTCTCGTCGCGCCTGTCTTCTAAACCGCGACTCCGTGACGGTCGGGGGTGGGTCGTAAACCTACCTCCGGCCGTTGGCTGAAAGGAATTCATGAACCCCATCAATTACGCGCTTGGGCTGGCGGCAGAGCTTGACGGCTCCCGGCGTTCGGGCGACAAGGCGCGAGAAACCGGCGTGCGTGAACAGTTCGCTTGGGTTGCTCCGCAGCTTGACGCGGTCGACCCGGCGGAACTCAACAGCGAAGCGCGGGCGCTACTCGCCGAAGCCAAGACGGCGGCTGCCGATGCGCTGGCCACCAAACCCAAGCGCGCGAGCGCGGCTAAGTCCTAGGGGGTGCCGTGCCGCTGATCTATTTCACTGGGCAGGATGTTGCACTCACCGCGAGCCCGCTCGACGACAGCGGCAGCCCCGTGCAAGGCGCTGTGAGCGTCTCTCTGGCCGTTACAGACCCGTCCGGGGGAGTTACCCACCCGGCACCCTCCGGGCCCGTCTCAGGGGCGTACACGGCCGTTGTGCCTAGCGTGGGCTCCGCCGGGGTCTGGCTGGCTCGCTGGACGGCTACCGGCACGGGCGTGAGCTGGGTTTCAGAGACTCAGTTCCAAGTGCGCCCGCCGGGCATCGAGCAGCTCGTAGACCTGCCGAGCGTCAAGGCTCACCTGAACATCCCGCCCAACGACTCTCGCCAGGATGACGAGCTACAGGGTTTCATCCTCGCTGCGGCGGAGATTGCCCGTAATCACTGTGGCCCGTTCGTCCCTGAAACGCATACGCAGTATTTCGACGGCGGGCGCTCGACGATCGTTCCGGACTTCACGCCGGTCACCAGCGTTCTCAGCGCCACGGAGTATTACGGGCTTTCGGCCTTCCCCCTGACTGAGCAGCCGCTGAGCGGGCAAGTGAGCGCGTTTGGGTTCACTGTCGACTACAGCACGGGGCAGATCACCCGGCGGACGTTCGGGGGCGAGGCGGCGATATTCGCCTATGGCTCCAAGAACATCAAGGTCGTGTACACGGCCGGTCGCGCTGGCGCTGTCCCATGGTCCGCGAGACTCGGCGTGCTCGAACTAATCCGCCATCTGTGGCAGATGACTCAACAGGGTGGCGGGCGGCCAAAGTTCAACGGCGGAGCCTATGACGGCGGCGAGGGCATGGTGCCTACTGGCTTCGCCATTCCGTCCCGCGTGCTGGAGCTGTGGCAGCCGTACTACCGGGGACCGGGGATCGCATGAGTATCCCTAGCTCGACGGCGCCAGCGGTCCGGCAGTGGCTTTTCGATCAGTTCACCGCGAGCCTCGCGCCCGACCCGGTGAACACCCGTGCCTCCCTGCTGGTGTGTTTCGACCAGCCCGGGCCGAATGAGCCTGACGACATTGTGGCCGTCGGCAAGGTGCGGCGACAGCTACATGTCGCGGCCATGGTCGGCGGAGGTGGCGCTGGCTGGCTCGATGAGGCGTACACGGTCGAAATCGTCATTGACGTGTTCCGGGGCGCCGACAGCGGCCAAGTGGCTTACTCCCGCGCTATGGACCTGGCTAACGCTGTGGTCGCCATCGTGCGCAGTGATCTGACGCTGGGGGGCCACGTGATCCGGGCGCAGCCCAAGGGTGATGACGCGGAGGTTGGCTGGGATGTCGACCACGGCGGAAAGCTCGCGACGGTAACTGTCGAAATCGAATGCGTTACGAGGATCTAATGCCTGACTTCACTTACAGCGGCGAGGACTCCCGCTATTACCCGTCACTCTCGCTGAGCGTAGCTCCGGGCGACACGGTGACTCTCGATTCCGACCCTGGTGACGGCCGTTTCATCGCCAAGGGTTCCCGCAAGTCCGTTCCGGCTCCGGCGCCGACGGATGACACTCCGGAGGTTGGCCAGTAATGCCCAAGGCAACAGCGAATTCATTTCTCGGCATCGCTAAGGAAACCGTCCCGGGAACTCCGGTTGCGGCTACTGCGTTCCTGCCGGTTACGCAGATCACGCCCAAGGACAACCTGAGCCTTCTGGACGACAAGGGTTACAGGGGCTCGCTGGTCGAGGTTTACGACCAGATCGCGGGCGTGCTCAACGGCACGGTCGATTTTGACGGTGATGTCTTCCCGGACACCATTGGCTTTCCGCTGGCTGGGATCCTCGGTGATCTGACCACGTCCGGTGCGTCCGCTCCGTTCACGCACACGTTCGCCGTCCTCAACACCGGTAGCGGCCAGCCGACGTCCTACACGCTGAATGACAACTATGTGGCGGGGAACCGGCAGTACCCGGGCGCTAAGTTCTCGGAGCTTGGGTTCAAGTTTTCGGCGGATGGTCTGCTGACTTACAGCGCTAAGGCCACCACGTTCGGCAGTGTGACGGTTGCGGCTCCGACCACGTCCTTTACGGCGGTCCCGCCCATGGTCGGCTGGCAGGGTGTTGCGCAGATTGCGGGCGTTACACAGACTGGTCTGCTCGACGGCGAGGTCACGATCAAGCGCAGCGTCACGGTTCTCGATT